GTGCCCGCTATATTTTGCGATCAGGTATAACAGTTCCTCGAGCATTGATTACCTGGTGTCGCGAGGAGGACTTACATGGCTTCGAGTCGCAACCGCCAGTAACCCTGGATTTACGGTTGGTTCCATCGGGCTCTTTGTTGCTTCCGAAAACGCAACTTCCGGAACAATTGCCGCTTTTGATTGGATTAGAAAATTATCTGGAAGCATCAAGGAGATGACGGTTAATTGAAAACTCTCGGTTCACAAGGTCACAACGCCAGCGGTCCTGGCTCGGCGACCGATTCCGATTTTGTTCAGTTTGACGGCACTTCCGGGACGCTGCTCAAAGACGGCGGACTTTCCCTCGATACCGCTGGAACGCTTGTCGCAAACAGCGACTTGAGAATCGCAAGCCAAAAAGCAGTCAAGACCTACGCGGACACGAAGCTAGCCCAAGCTGGAACGATCACCAACGACAACGCCGCTGCCGGCAACATTGGCGAATATATTGAAAGTGTGATCGCATCCGGCTCCGGGTTAGCACTGACAAGCAACGTCGCGAAAAACGTTACGTCTATCAGTCTCACCGCAGGAGACTGGGACGTGTTTGGATTTGCTGGCCTAATCGGAGTCGCGGGAACGACTTTTCAGTTTGCTTTTGGAGGCGCATCTACCACGAGCGCCACTCTCTCAGGAGACGAATTTTTCGGATATGGAGAAGGGACTTTCACGTTGAACTCCAACACCATTCAATTTCCGTTCCCGACCAAGCGCTTTAGCCTGGCTTCCACCACGACGATTTTTCTTGTCTTTCAAGGAGTTTTTGCAGGAAGCACCGCAAAATGTTTTGGGAGAATCAGCGCGCGCCGGATGCGATGACTTATTGATTCACGTCGTTAAGCACGCGGAGCACGAAATCCTCTGTGGTCTCGTGAGTGCCATTGGCATCGATCCATTTGATTTCTCCGGCAAGATCGACAAAGGGAACTTCATCCGCCGGCAACGGATCTCCGATTACAAAGAGCGCATTGAGCGCTGCGCTTTCAAACGTGACCGAGAAAGTGTAGGTCGCGGTCGTTCCGGATCCGGAGAAGGTCCACGACGCGGCCGTGGCCGCAAGCGGGGCGTTGTGGTTCCCCTTTTGTTTGAATCCGAGGACGCCGGTCGCCGGCGCGGAGACCTGGGTGATAATGCCGGCGGTCAAAAACTGAACGGCGAAGGTCAGCGTATCGCCGCGCTTGATTTGCCCAAGGTGTCGCATCGGTTCCTGGACCGTGTTGGAGGACGGGGGAGCGTGCACACCATCGCCACCGGCCGGGACAGCCGCGAGAAGGTTGTTAGTTGCAAGATCGACAAAGGCGCTGATTAAATCCATTCGCCTGCGCGCCCGGAGTCAACGCTTTGACAATCCCCTCTCGCGCGTGAGGAAATGGTTGCCGCCACTTTTTTTTCTCGCCTTTTTTGTGGCGAGTGGCGCGAGCTCACAGCAGCCCGAAGGTCTGAATAATGATAAGACCTCCGGGATCGAGGCGATTCTGCGGGAAAAGATCAGCGCACTTGAGTCGAAGATTTCAGCGAATGATCAGCGTTATGAGCAGCGCTTTGCCGATTCAGAAAAAGCGGTCAACGCGGCGTTGCAAGCGGCCGATAAAGCCGTTAGCGCGGCGCTGCAATCCGCCAAGGAAGCGGTCAATAAAGCGGAAGCGGCCAACGACAAACATTTTGATTCAGTCAACGAATTTCGCAGGACCCTGGGAGATCAAGCCAATGGCTTTTTGACCAAGGACTCAGCCGTCGCGCGCTTCGACGGTCTCAACGAGAAGATCAACGAAGTGAATTCCAGAGTGTTACGTCTTGAAGGGCAAGACATCGGCCGAGCGGCTACCATAGGAACCGGCATCGCCATCGCCGGCGTGGTCATCGCCCTTTTGATTCTGCTGCGGCGGTCGCGCGTCAGCCAGCCGCCGTTGACAAGGGATTAAACTCGTATGCCTTCGACTCCGGTTATTCTTCTCATCGTTGCTGTCGTGCTGCTCGGGCTCGCGACCATCGGGGTTGGCGCGCCCAGGTTCAGTTTGGGATGGGCGGGCATGGCATTTTTTGTTCTCTCCGTTCTCATCGCAGGACACAAATAAAAAAATGATTTCTCCTGAAACGGCTCAAAGCGCGGCGCTCGCCTGGATAGGTGTAGTCTCCGCGATCGCGCTCGCCGCGGCGGGCGCAGTGGCAATGATCCTGCCGAAACTGAGCACGCTGGTTGAGGCCGTGAAAACGTTGAAATCAGGCCACGAGCGAAACGTGGCAGCAATCACGCAAATCGCTCTGGCAACTCCCACGACTCCAAAGGAAACAAAAAAATGAAAACACAAATTCTCTCTTCGGTCATCGCGCTCGCTTTCTTTGGCTGCTCTACCACGCAGCAAAACGGCGCTGCCTCTTTTGCCAATAGCCCTGCCGGACAAGCTATCATCAAGACGGCCGTGACCGGCCTCATGGTGGGCGCAATGAGCGCCGCCACGCAATACGGCGCGACCGGAAGCGTGAACGGACAGGCGATCGCAACCGCTGAGCTCCCCGTCCTTTTAGGATCTCAGCAAAGTATGCTCGCGCTTGTCGGCACTCCGCAGGCGGACAATTCCAATGCCATCGTAACTGCCGTGACTCAAGGCGGCGGGAATTCTGCCATCGCCAAAAAAGTCGCGCCGATCGCGCTTTCGAATGTGAAAACGATGATCGACAAAGGCATCGTTCCGGACGTGGCCGTGCAAAAAGCGGCCGCAGCGATTGGCGCAGTGCCAAAAGCAGCGGTTGCGGTGCAAAAAGGCGCTTCTCAAAATGTCGTGGTCGCGGCCGCGGCCAAGGCCATCGCCGCCAAATAAAATGTTTGGAGCCGTAATCGGCCCGGCGCTACAAGCTTTCGCCGCCGGCGCGAACGTGTGGACAAGCGAGCGCACGCTTTACAATTCGCCTGAGCTCGTGAAATCGAAACTCGCCGAGCACCGAAAACAGTTGGCGGACCGGCTCACCGAGCTCGACGCGATTCTCGTTAATCCCAGCTCGACACCGGTGCAGCACGCTGAAGCACTGCGCCGAAGCCGGCTAGCCATGAGTTAGAAATGAACTGGAAATGAAAACGGAAATGAAACTGAAAACTTTGCTCCTTGCGATCGGGCTAAGCTTGATCGTTGCAATCGCTTCCGGCGCTGCGCCCTGCCCGCCGGAAGGCAGCTCGAAAAATCCAGCGCACCAGGCGATGGACCGTCTCAAAAATCGGACGACCGCGCCTGCTAAGATCGACAAGTCGGTCACGCTCGCTTCCCTGTTAGCGCCTGGCGCCGATGCGAACCGATTTAGCTCGAGCCAGGGCGCAACGATTACTGGTTACATCGCCTTGGTAAAGCCAGGCGGACCGGAAACCTGTCACTGTGGTAAAGGTGGGCTCGCCAACGAGGACACGCACATTGTTGTCGTCTCGGATCCGAAATACATCAAGGACGGGACTCATCACTTGATCGTGGAAGTAACTCCGCAATCGCGTGTGCTGCGTGTGCTCGCAAAAATTCCAGGCACGCCAATTCTCAAAAAGCAGCTTAAGCCCGGCACGCAAGTGCGAATCACTGGCTGGCTGTTCTTCGACGTGATGCACGTGCAGAACGCTTTCAACACCAATCCGCATGGAAAGGCTTTGTGGCGCGCGACGTGTTGGGAAATTCATTCGGTCACAAAGATCGAAGTCATCAAATGAAAGGTAGACGGATAGCGGTGCCGGCGAACGGCAACATTTTCGAAGCGGTGAAAGAAGCTGGGGATTACTGCGGTCCGGTGGAAGGGACGGCGATAAAGGATGGCAAAAAGGTCACAGTGCAGCGGGTATCGTTTCTGTTGCCCGATGTGAAAACGGGGTGTTTCATTGCGCGAGTCCGCCGCACAAGTTCAGCGAAGAGCAGGATGGGACGCTCACGATAACAGCCTCGATTTTGGCGACGTGGGGAAACGCTGACGGAAACCACACCTGGCACGGCTATCTGACAAAGGGCGAGTGGGTGAGCTGCTGAAAAATGAGCGTTATGCAATTATGCAGTTTTTTTTGCATAGCTGCATTGGCCGGCTGCGAGCACATGACGGTTGCGCCGCGGCATTACGAACATCACGCCATCGCCTTTGACGAGAACGTCCAGAATGCCGGCCTGATCGACTGCGATCACAATGGGTGCACGGTCACGAGCAACTGGCTCGACCACTACAAGAAAATGGAAGCCACCGCTGGGACGATCGCGGCCGATGCAAACATCTGGCAGGTCAGCGCGGACGCGTTTCATATCTCCTACGAAGTAAAAATTCATTTCGAGACGATGCTCGACGCGGAGAACGGGCCATGAAGCTGCTCGCCTTTCACGCGCACGCGGGAGATCCGCTTTCGATGCTCATCAAGGCGCTCACCCGGAGTTGCTACTGTCACGCGGCCGTTTTGATCGACAACGCAAAATGGAAAGCGGCCTGGATCCAAAAATATAAAATCGTTGGGCAAGGCAATCTGATCGTCGAAGAATTTTTTCCGCACGTCCGCGTCAGGTATTTAGCGCCCACGGAGCTGGCCGAGATCGACGTTTTCAGTGTCTTGGGGCTCACGGCCAAGATGGAAGACAAGGGAATGAAATGGTGCATGGACCAGCTCGATGCGCGCACCGCCTACGGCATAACCGATCTCTTCAAATTTCTTCCTGGCCCGCGCGCGCTGCTTGGCGAGGACAACGATCAATCGTTTGAGAAGCACTCGATCTGCAGCCAGTTTGCTTTCAATGCGGTCCGCATGGGCGGGCTGCGACTCCTCAACTGTCACGACTACGAAGTCTCGCCCGACAAGCTGCAATGGTCGCCCTTCGCGATCCCGGAGCCGAAATTAAAATGAGACCGCGGAAAGTTGCGACCGACGCGGAGCGGCAATTTGAGTGCGTCGCGCTGGTTTATTTCCGGCTGCAGCTCCTGGGCGATCTTCCCAAAAAAGCTAGCCGCGGCGGGTTCCACATCGAAGCCTACGGCAAAGACGAGCTCGGACTAACTGATAAGGAGATTAAAAGAGTCCGGGCGCGCGCCAGGGCGCACATGGAAAGATTCACCGGCAAGCTGCCGTGGTGGAAGTGACTTTGACATCCGCGCGGAAGCGTGGATTCAGGCGCGAAACATTCCAACGCTTTCCTTTCCGCGATCGCGTTCATCCTGCCGCATGAGGAGCAGTTCGCGCGCGGTCATTGGGGCGATGAAAACTTTGTCGTTACTGAGAACGTCTCTGGCGACAGCGGCGGCCTAACGAAATACGGGATCGACCGCAAATCTCATCCTGGCGTCGATATCGCCAGGCTTACGCGCGCCGGCGCGATCGCAATCTACTGGACCGAATGGCTCTTTCGCCGGCTTGATCTTCTCCCGGAGAAGCTCGCGGTTGCGGTTTTCGACGTTTTCGTAAACGGCGGGACTCCGATCCGCTGGCTTCAGGCTGCGATCAACAAGGTCGGGTTCCCGATGTCGCAGCATCTGGCCGCGCGAGATTTCAAATTACCGCTCACCGTTGACGGCGATCCAGGTCGCAAAACTCTCGCCGCCGCGGCGGCGTGCGATCAAGCGGCCGTGCTCCGCTATTTCATCGGCCAGCGCGATGCCCGCTTCGTGGCGCTCGCTCACGGCCCGCGCGCGAAATTCTTGAAAGGCTGGGAAGCGCGCGATCGCGATCTGGAAAAATATCTCGCCGCCGCATGAAGAAAAAACTTTCATGCAGCGCGGTCCTTCTTTTTCTCGCCGTCGCTATTCTAAACGGTCCGACAAACGAAGTTTGGATCGCGATCCGCACCGATTCCAAGCCCGGGACCGGAACGCAAAAGGACCCTTACGATGGCAGCACCATGGAGCGGTTCGACGCCGTCATGGCCGCGATTCCGCCCTGGAATCTGATTCATCTCGGGCCCGGGACGTTCCGGACAAACATCAGACACACCTGGCAGGTCCGCACCGGCTGGGTTGTTAGCGGACAAGGCAAATACACAACCGTGCAGCTAGGCGGAAACGCGCATGGGCTCAACGCCGGCTACACCTGCTTCTCAAATTACTTTTGGGACAGCGCGGCTGATTACGTGGTTATCCGAGATTTGGTTTGCGATGCTAACTGGGCGGAAATTTCTTTAACGGCCGACACCGGAGCGGGCGGCGAGAAGAACATCTGCACCGGCGCCATCGGAGTCGGTGGAAGCTATGATCTTTTCGAACGCATCCACTCAATCAATACCTTTGGGAGCTGGGCGAACGCCCGGGAACAATTCGCGATCGCGATGCTCGGCGCTGGCGCGGGCGGAGTCGGCGACGTCATCCAATTCTGCCGGGTCGATCACGTAAAAGGAAATTACGGCGCGCCCTATGCGCTTTTTAACGTCAGCAAGTCGCGAGTCACGCACTCGTTCGCGCAAGGGATTAACAACGGACTCAACGGCGGATTTCCAACTGGCGGGGTGAACCTGGCCCTCGCCTACGATTGCGAAATTTCCTTCAACACGTTTATCGATTGCTCGGCTGGTTATCACGACACCGCACCGGTCAAACGGTTGAAGGTGATCGGCAACGTGGTGATCCGCGGCGGATTCGGATTCATCGATAACAGCGTCAACGACGACACCGATTTCGAGATCCGGCTCAACTACTTCGAGATCCAAAACCGCGTGGTTGGCGGCGCGAGTTACGGGATCGGCAACACGCAGAACCGGCCGGCAATCAACTGGAAGATCAAAGACAACACGATTGTCCGGAGCCCCGCGCCAGGAAAAGGCTATGCCGAAATCCGTGGCATTTCACTGGCCGGCGCGTCGCAGCCAGGCACAAAAATCATTAGCAACATTGTCGACGACACCGACACCAATTACGCGCAAGGCGCGATCCGGAGCGGGAACCGCGACTCGGACGGCAACGTCGTCCCTGGGTTAGAGGACACGGTCCAACCGCCGGCGCCGGAGCGGCCGCAATGAAACGCTTCGCTGTTCTTTTTCTCGCGGCGGCCATTTTTGCTTCCGCAAATGCGGGGCAAAAACCGGACATCGTTCCGATCATGCTGGAATGGTCGCCGCCGCCGATGTCGCTTTGGCCCGATTGCGTGGTGGGCTGGAAGATTTACGAATGCCCGGTCCTGGGCGGGATCTGCGTGGTGCTAGCCAAGGTCACGCGCTGCGAAGCGACACTGCAGCTTGATGGCACGGTGAGCCATCTGTTTTTCTGCACGGCATTTTGCAAGGGCGCCGAAAGCAGCCCAAGCAATTTTGTGCTCTGGTCGCCGCCTTGAGCCGCCTTAATCCCACCGTTCGTCGAGATCTAATTGTCTCTTCGCGTCCGCGTCGTTCCCGCGACCCATTGCCTCAAAAAGCAAATTGTCACTGATGCCGAGCTTCTTCTGGAGCTGCCGCATTTCGTGGAAGGACTGTTTCGCGAAATCGCGCGCCCGAGAAACCGCGATTTCGCTATTGAGGCTGTTTGGGTTGGTGGCAAGCTTGCCGATTACGAGCCACCGGGCAGCCAAAACTCCCAGCCAATACTGATCGGAATCGTTCCCACTGTGATGCTCGAGCTGAATATTATCTACAGCGAGCCGGAGATTTGGTTCGCCGGCGCTGACATACCTGGCGGCGTTGGAATAGCCCTCGCCTATTTCGGCCGAGAAATTCTCCGCTTTGCGGCCGTGGGCGCTGGGCGGAGGAGCAGGGGCGGACTTCTGAACCAGCGGCTTTGGCGGCTGCGTATCTAACTTCGCGAAGTCGCGGAGCGCTCTTAAGGCTACGAGCTTTTTCTGTGAATCAGAGGGGTTGCCCGTAACCGGCTGGCTCCTGATCTCGGCGATTTGCGCATCGATTTCGTCCGCGTGCGCTTTGAGCTCGACGGCCATTACGTGGTTCTTTTCCACCAAGGTCCCTTGCTCATAGTCGACTGCGGCTAGGTGAAGATCTACAGCCACTTTGGCAGCTTGCGCGATCGTGTCCGCCGGGACTCCCGGCGCCTCGGCTCTCATCGGTGCCGTCAGCGCCAGGGCGATTCCAAGCCCGATGACCAACAGTAGTTTTTTCATTTTGTCGCTGCCGACAAACTCCCCCTCTGGACTTTTCCGGCCACGCGAGATTGGTTCGGCTTTGCGCGAGGTCTCGCGATAGCGCGGGAAACGCCGGGCAAGTTGCGCGAATGCGTCGTCGTGACTGGCCCCTGTGAATGTCTCTCCCCGGAACTGGACTGCTGCCTGGTATCTTGTCATGTCCCACGTTATAAGCGTTTATGGTGCCAAAAGCTGAGCTCATTGCGTGATAATTTGCTCAGCGTCTCCAAGCATTCCGTGAGACCAATCGATCGCCGCTCCCCCCGTAGCGACGAACCGCGCGATCATGGGGACCTTGTGGCCACGGAGCTCCCAATTCTGCCCGTTCGCCGCCGCCTCGTAGGTGCGGCCATCGGAGCGGCGGATAGTGACGATTTTGTAAACACGAAGGTAATCGGCAATCAATTTGCCCACGGCGATTGAGGCCGGCTCGCGCTCCACAGCGAGAATCCGCGCCGCATAGGCCCGCCAATCGAATGCGCTGTTCACGCCGCCATCCTCGCCACTTGCAGCAGGTTCATGAATAGGCCGTCCGGGCTGTTAAAGCCGCGCGCGATCGGTTCGAGCTTGCGCGAGGTCTCGCGGTAGCGCGGGAAGCGCAGAGCGAGTTTGGCGAATGCGTCGTCGTGGGTGGCGCCGGTGAATGTCTCTCCTCGGAACTGGACTGCTGCCTGGTATCTGATCATGCCTATACCATAAGCGCTTATGGTGCCAAAGGCAAGGAGAATCGCGGATAAGATCGATCCCAGGACGTTATTTCTCTTTTTAGGCCGATTTCAGCCTGTTTAGGCCAGCCCGCGCGGGCCTTTCCCCATCGCTGCCATAAGCGTTTATGCTATATTGAGACGCATTAACGCGAAAGCCGGCTTCAGTGAGCGGCTAATGGCGCTTGGATTTGGGGCGCGGTCTTGCCGCTTCTTGCCGGCGCCGGCGGCGCCTGGCGTTTACCTCTTCCAGGATCCGGGTCCGGCGAGCTATTTCCGCCCTGGAGAAGTTTTTTGGCACCCCGCGGGCCATCTTTCCTAACGCCGATGCGTGCTGGTTAGCCATTTCTCGCGCAGAGCATAAGCGTTTTCCGAAAAGGGCCGCAAGAGCAATTCTGCAAGGCAAAGTCGGGAGCGGGTTGCACACCCGCTAACACCCAAGAAATCATCGGAATTCCAGCGCCAGAGGCATCGGGACCACATTCTCGAATATGGCCGGGGCCAGGGCAAAGTAGGCGGCCCCTTCCCGTTCCGATTTCGGGTCGTTGTAGTTCTCGCGAATCATCCGTGGGCTGTTTCCCATCTCTTCGGCCAGTTGCGGCCGGTTCTTGATCACGGCCAAGCGATAGCTCCCGTAAGAATGCCGCAGAGCGTTGTCTTTCCGGGGCAACCCCGTGAGACGGCGGATCCTCGCCATTTCTCGACTATGGGCGTTCTCGTTCGTCTTAAAATTGCCAGGGTAAAGTGGGCCGACCCGGTCGCGATATGGCTCGAGCCAGGCGGCCAGATTTGGCTGGATGGGAACAACCCGGCTGATGCGGATCTTGCGCGCGACCCTGGCCGAAACGCGAATTTCGCCTTCATCGAATTTGATCGCGTTCCAATCGAGCCGCAAAATTTCGCTCGGGCGAAGCCCGGCGAAAAGCCCGAGCGCCACACTTGGGAGCCAATCCCGCGAAACATACTCAAGAATGAGCGCTGCCTCGGGTGGCGTCCAGGTCTCGATGTCGTGGCTTGGTTTTATTCGCCAAACCTTTTCCGCGGCCGAGCGGCGGTCCTCTGGCAAATGATCGTGCCGCCGAGCGAAGCGCGAGTATTGCACGATCGCGGCGAGAATGTTATCGCGCCGGCGGGGCCCCACGCGTTGCGAAATTTCGCGCAGGTATTCGACGACATCGCTGTGGCGCACCTTTTCGAGATGGGGGAAGCGCCGGATGAAAGGTGTGAGACTGTTGCGCAGGCCGTAAATATGGCGGTAACTGCGGTTGAGATCCGCGAGCTCGCCAAGCATCTCGTCCAAGATCTCCTCGGAAGAGGAGATGCGGCGCCGTTCAAACCATTGTCTAATCATAAGGGAGGGAGCGTCATGGTTAGCACTTCCTGAGCCATAAGCGCTTATGATTCCAAGGCAATGAAAAGGCGCTGCCCGCCTCTCTTACGTTCACGTTTTCATCACGGTGCAAAGCCTAATAGCTAAGCCGAGCGCGATGCGAACAGAAAAAGTGAGAGGAGCGCGATTATTCCGGAGCGCCCTGGCATGCAAGTGTGAACAAATGGTGAGTAAATTATCCCATGCCATTCACAGCCGGAAAAGTTTAGAGCATCTAACATTTTTGGCTTGGCAGCGGCTCGGCCTTCGTTTACGAATAAAAGGCGAATGGAAGTAAAACCGATTCAGATTCGCGGGAGTGATGCAAAGTTTTACGATCGCGTCACCGGAATCGCCAAACGACTTAAGACGTTTCGCGCGCCGCTTTGCCAGGCGGCCACAGAATTCGTTCTGCCAAAACTCGAATCCGGCGAGCTCGCGATGATCAACGGGGAGATCCTCCCGGTGGGAGGAAAGCGATGAAGAGGGAACGTTCTTGGGGGCAAGGCGGGGGCGGGAATCGAACCCGCTCTCAATTGGCCTTTGATTGGCGCACTTTTGCCGCGCGCCAGTTGTCGCAACCGCGCCTGCCTGTATCGATCGTCGTCGGCGAATTGATCGCCGAATATTTCGCGCCGTCCGCGCGCTCCTCTGCTCGAGTAAAGGCGACGGTATGAGCGGGCAAGAAATCAATGCGCTTCTTGTTGCTGGCCAGCTAGCAGGCTTGTCGCAATGGCTCGATGCCGACGCATTAGAAAGATTCCTCGCTTCCAAGCCAGAGGATTTCCGCTACGAAGCAATGTGTCGGGCCGCGATTGAATTTAAGCGCGCGACATTTGGCAATAAGAAGGAGGCGCCGGCGTGAAATTTCTCACCTGGCCCTGGCCGAAGCATCCAGCTCCGAAAGCGTTCGAGCGTCCGGAGTCGTTCTTTTTTTTTCCTCACGGCGCCGAGCACGCGCGACTCGATCGCGCGCTAAAGCGCATAGCTAAATCGCAGGCAGTAGATGAGCGAGCGGCCCGCGTGGCGTTCGTCCTTACGCGCAAGCCCAACATGCTCGGGACGACGATTAAAAGTGCCGGCGGACCGATCCAAGTCTTGTGGGCCAATTCGCTGGACTAAAAAATGGACGCGGAGCTCGAATATCGTCGCGGGATGCTCCGGGTTTGGCACCGCATGCTCCGCGATGCAGAAAAAGCCCAAGCCGCCGCCGATAACAGCGCGTGGTGCAGGTTCGTGAAATGGGCCGATGAATTTCTCATCGGCGGCGCGCGTGATTCGCTGGCCAAGCTGGGCCCGCTTAGTGACGCCGCTCAACAACGCGAGCTCGATGATTTTTTTGCGGAAGGCGAAGCGCCCTCGGAAAAAGCAGCCTAACGAGCGATGGAAAAGCGCAACGGCAAAATCCTCACGGAGAAGGACGAGATAGGCGAACTGCCGCCACGCGCCACGCATGGATTCGCTCATTCATCATCTCTCTCACGAACCGTCGATCAAGCGTGCAACGAGTTTTTTAGAAAACGCGGGATCGCGCCTCCGGAAACCTGGCGGCGCGGCCGGGAGGCTAAACGGAAGGCCGCATGAAACGGCCGGCATTCCTGGAACAACGCGTGATAACACCGCGGCCGCGAACGTCCCATCGCGCGGTCAATTTTGTGATCATCCTGGCGATCGTGGCTCTGCTCGTGATATTGATCGTTAGGATATTTGCCTATGACGTCGTCGCCGGCGCCGTCCTTTGCGCCATTTTGTTTTCAGGCGGCGTTGTCTTGCTCGCGGGTCTGTTTATGCAAGCACGGCAACACAAGAAAAAGCTTGGCCAAATGAAATGGGAAGCGTGGCTCACCGCGGTGGACGATCGCGATATTGGCGGCGATCTCGATTTCAAAGATCCGGCAGAGTCATTGTATCTGCGCGAAAAGTTTGAGGCTGGCTGTTCCCCCTACGAAGCGATCGCCGCATGGCGCCATCGCCAAGCGCGGGACCGGAAGAGATGAGCAAACTGCACATCTCATCAGATTTGTCGCTTCCGCTCGATGCAGTGACGCAGAAGTTTGGGATCCTCGGCCGGACCGGCAGCGGGAAAAGCTATTTCGCGACCAAGCTCTGTGAAGAAATGCTGGATGCCAAAGCGCAGGTCGTGGCGTTGGATCCAGTGGGCGTGTGGTGGGGTTTGCGGGTCTGCGCGGACGGGAAGAGCGATGCTTATAAAATTCCGGTCTTTGGCGGTTTGCATGGCGATATTCCGCTCGAGCCAGGTGGGGGCGCACTGATTGCGGATCTGATTGTCGATAAAACGGTTTCCGCGGTGGTCGATCTTTCGGGATTTCTGCTTAGTGAACAACGCCGGTTCGCGACCGATTTCGCGATGCAGCTTTTTCATCGCAAAAAAGCGCAGCGGTCCGCGCTTCATCTTTTTGTCGAAGAAGCGCAGGAGTTCGTTCCGCAACAAGTCCGCGGCGATGTCGCTAAGATGGTCGGCGCTTATGAGCGGTTGTTAAAGCTTGGCCGCAATTTCGGGATCGGGGCATCGCTTATTTCACAGCGGCCGCAAAGCGTGAACAAAGACGTTTTGAATCAAACAGAATGTCTTTTCACATTTCAAATGACGGGGCCGCAGGAGCGCAAAGCGATCGAATCGTGGGTTGCTGAGAAAGGTCTCGATAAAGACATCGTGGGCGAATTGCCCAAGCTCAAAGTGGGCGAAGCGCATGTCTGGAGCCCTCAATGGCTGCAAATTTCCGAGACGATCAAAATCTCGGAGAAAAAAACCGCCGATGTGAGCGCCACGCCCAAGCCGGGCGTAAAAGCGATCGAGCCGAAGCAGCTTTCGCAAATCGAGCTCGAGGATCTAAGCGATAAGATGCTGGCCACGATCGAGCGGGCCAAACAGGAAGATCCGAAAGCGCTGCGAAAACAGATTGTCGATTTGAAGCGCGAGCTCGCGTCGAAATCTCCGAAGCTTGAAAAAGTCCGTATCGAATCAAAGCCAGTCCTGAAAGACGGCCAGCTCGATAAGCTTCTTAATTACATTGGCTGCGTTGGGGACCATTTGCGCAGGGCGAAGGCGATCGTTTCGCACGATTTCGAGAGAATACTCACCCGAATCGAGAAGGTCGACGTGTTGCTCAAGCCAATCAACGACGCGCTTGGCAAATTGGTTGAGCAAAAGCGCGGCAAACTGGTTTTCAGCGATCGCCAATACCGATCAAACTCGGCCGCGACCACTGGCGAAGAGGGGCCTCGCGTGTTTCCTCGTTCGATTCTGGAACGGCGGCCGGAGGGAAGGCCAACGAGTCGATTGAGTGTGAACAGCGATCGGTCACGCGACGGCAAGAAGTTTCACACTTAAACTTTTGATTCCGCGGAAATGCGAGTTACCGACGGCGCGGAATTGCTCATCCAGTTCGGCCGGGTCGTCCGGCAATTCACTTACGAATGAGCGTGCAGCCGTTCATTTTGTGTCCGTGTTGCGGCGCCAGAATAGAAATTGAAGCCCGGACTGTCCAGGCTGAGCTCCCCCTTGGGCCCATTGCTTTCACTGAAAAAAAGCTCGACAAACCAAAGAGCGAGTTGGTAAAATCACACGACGTCGACGACGATTCTTTTATTCGCCACAGCGAACGATCCGACCGAACGACGACGTCGTCGTTAACGGTCGCTTCTTGCGAAGAAGATCTACGGCCGTCGTCGCTGTCGTCGCTCAAAAAGATTCTCGGAGAAAGAGAATGGCGGACAAACAGCGATATTTGGGAGCGTTATTATAAGCGATGCCCGCGTGCTCTGAATCACGCGATCGAAGATTGGAAACTGCGCACACCGGATCAGCAGCAAACGATTAAAAATCGTGCAGCTTGGCTAACGGACCGCTATAAGCGCGCCGAGAGCGATATCCACAAAGCCAGGAAAAGCGCGTGATCGAGCCGGTCATTGTTGAAGTGCAAAAAGCTCGCGGCGGTTACATCGCTGCGGAAGGGGCGTGGAGGTCTTTGGTTTATCCAAAGAAAGCGCACGCGCTCAATCACGCTCGCGTTAGACTGAGATTTCGCGGCGGCGAAATCCGTGTGTTCGATGACGCCGGCGTGCTCGAAAAAGTTTTCCCAAACCAGGGAAACGAAAGGAGGTGACGAAATTGGACAACGAATTGCATATCAGCCTCAAATGGCCACAAGGCCAAGGTAGAGTGACGAAAGCCGAAGCTGAAAAAATCGCGACCGGCGTAGCCGAGAAGCTTCTCACGTTTGGCGTGAAAAGTTTCGATGTCTCGAACTTCAACTTCGAGGGCAAGACCATTGCCATTCCGCTACCGGCTCACGCCAGTAGATAAAAAAAGGGGTTGGACAAAAACCGTTCCGATTCGCGATCTGCAGGTCGCGGGTCGGACGGGAAAAGTTTTTGTCACGCTTGCGCGTATAGCTTAGAATGGGCCGCGAAGTGGAATGACGACAACGGCCCTCGAACCGGCGGCTGCCGGCGCCATCGAGTCGAATCTCGATACGCGCGAGATGAGCGAATACATCGTCGCGCATGATCTGGTCAACATTCAGACGGCCGCGCAGCTTCACCTCGAGAAGGCAGCCAGGGAGATCAGCCGATTGTCCGAATTGGCTACGATCATCATGGCTTTGGCTAAGGCCAACATGGAAAGCTTGGAAGTGATCGATATCAACACGCTTTTGAAAGCGCACCGATCAGCCTTGCGGCTCGCGCTAGCGGCGGATGTTGTTCTGGAAATGAATCTTTTGGCCCGATCCCACAAGATTAAGGCTAATCCGATGTTGGTCCGCGCGATGTTCGGTCTTTTCGCTTCCAACGCCGACGACGCGCTGGGCGAGGTCAAAGATCTGCGGAACAAGACATTTTCAATCGAGACCTTCGCAATCGACAGCGAAATCTTGATCCGGATCAACGACAACGGCGCCGGCATGAGCCAGGAGACAAAGCAGCGGATCTTGTCCGGCGAGAAGTTCACGACCAAGAGCGCTCATTGCGGCGAAGGAATGAGCTACATGAGCAAGGTTATCGGCAAATTGAAAGGTCGCTTTGAAATTAAAAGCGATCTTGGGATCGGAACAACGTTTCGAATCTATTTACCTGCCGTTTAGGCACGAATCGCGCTCGAAAAGCGCGCTAGGTGCTTAAAAACGGGTCGGAGCCTTTGCGCGGCGAAGAAGCGCGCCGCGCTGCTCACAGCGATTACGAACGCCATTTCAAGGAATGGTTTCGAGAGCAAACGCCGCTGATTCAGGATTGTTTGCGGCTCCAAGGAATCGATAAACCGGAGCCATACGACGCGCCGCGATATCGCGCGGAGCAGGACTTTGAACACGAGTTTTCCGATCCGGCCGATTTCGCCGTTGATCCCTGCGATCCGCGAATTCCGATTGTCGATTTTGAATCAACCAGTCGCGGCGAGCTAAAGGATTACTGCGATCACTTTGGGAGCGCACTGAATTGGGCAACCAAAGGCAAGCCGGACATCTACGACATGGGCGTGCGTGCAAATGTGCTGCTCGCTGTGATGCGGCCGCAAGCGCTCCAAGGCATGAAGATGAGGCTCCCAAAAAAATTGATTGAAGGATTGCGGAGCGCGTTGCTCGTCGGCGGAAAAGATCCGCTCAAAACCGGCAGATTTTTCTGGCGTGCTTTCGGTTGGGTTCGCAAATGCGGTTCGCTGATGCAGCTAGGGAAACGCATGTTTTCTATGATCTACGCATTGCGTCCGGATCTGATCGATGCCGCGACCTGCGCGGTCATCGGCGAGCTGGACAATAAATCGCGCCAAGCTGCGAACAAACCGGTGCAAGAATTTCGAGACACTTTCAGCGGGATCAACTCGCTGCCAATGAGAGGAAATGAAACGAGGAAACGATGCAAACGATCGCAACTGAACAATCACTGAAAACGTCCGAACTGCGGCGACTAACCAAGGAAGCTAAACAGCTTTACACCGAAACCGAAAAAGTCCGCGACCAGGTGGAAGCCGGCGCCATGAGCGCGTTGGAAAAAGCGTGGCAATGCGGCAAACGACTCAACGCCATCAAGACGATCATTGGCCACGGCAACTGGTTAACCTGGCTGAATAGCAATTTGCCGGAAGTAACCGAAAGCACCGCGCAACGCTACATGAAGATTGATCGCGATAACCCAAAAGCCGCACGCGTGCGGGATTTGAAATTTGATTCGCTGCGCAAGCATTGTCTCACGTTCGTGCCAGAGAAGTCCGAGCCTAACAAACATCGCGACGTGACGTTCCCTCGCTCAATTAGCCTGGCGAACGTGGTGAACGAATATAACCGCTTGAAGTATCGGCACCAGCAAGGGCTAGAAGCAATGGACTTCGGTCTCGCGCGCGAAGAAACGGTCGAGCTGTATGAATGGCTTGGGTTTATTCATGGCGATCGTGAGGTTGATCCTTGGGCAAGCATTGGGCACTCCCCCCGCTAGATAGCTTTCACGACTTGTGCCCCCGCCGCGCTGTTGTTCCAACTTTCGTCGTTTCTCTACGCGCCGCCAAAAAACGTTGTGCACACGAAATTATTTTGGTTCTGACACCGCGATTTAGAGTGTGAAGCGCAAGCGGAAGGCCGGCCGGCCACGCAAGAAGTTTGATCCCGATGGGTTTTCTCCGGATCTCGATGGGGTTGCTGAACATCTCGGGATTTCGCTGCGCGCGCTGCACAACGCTCGCAAACGTTTTGCCAAAGACAGGCCAAAGCATCGCGCCGGCGGACCGTATCCGATGCGCGCTTACAAGAATTGGGCCGATCACCACGGCGTAACCGGCCGGCGTAAGCAAGAAGATCTCGTCGAAGAGCAGGACATCCGGTTGCGTCGGGACAGGCTCCGGCTCGCGCGCGAAGAATTCGAATTTGAGCAGATCAAAGAACAGATGTTGCCAGTCAGCCAGTTCCAGATCGCGCTCACCAAAATGGTCGCAGCGTTCCTGGCCGCGCTCAACGCGTTTCCGTCGCGGGTAAATGAGCAGCTCGAGGGTTTGAGTTTCGATGATCGCGCGCCGGTGCTCGAACAGGAAGTCGAGTTGCTTAAAAAAACCCTGGCCGGCTGCGATTATCTGCAGGCCGAGTCTAACGATCAAGAATTTTCCGAATGAAACAGCCAACGCGATTCGAAGATGAATTTCCTGCAACGGCTGCTTTTCTCATGTCGATCTACGCGCGCGAGCCACAGCATACATGCCCGCGCGGGCACCGACATTTCCTGCCGTATTGGCTGCACGTCGGGCGCGACTACTGCCAGCATATTCCGTTTGAGATTTATTGCCGCCGCCGATGAAGCAAAAGGTTGTCGATCTTTTCCGCGGAATCATCGCTCCCCTGCTCACTCCGCTTCCACGGAAGAAAATGTGGGAGTGGGCCGACGAAAACGTGATCGTTCCGGACGTCGTAGGCAGTCCTTATCCGGGTCCGCTCAATTCCGGCCGGTTGCCGATGATGCGCGGACTTCTCGAACGCTTGGAGCTCCCGCGCGTGCGCTTTTTCGATCTTTGCAAAAGCGCCCGGACCGGAGGGTCGCTTTTTTTTGGGATCATTCCTGTGTTACATAAAATCGCGACTAAGCCCGGGCCCATCCTCTGGCTGGATCCAACGGCGCGGACCGGATCGCGACTCTCGCGCCAGGAGATCCAACCATTCCTGCGCGCCTGCCGGGCGACCAACGTGCTGCGGATCCCCACCAAGCGCTATTGGACCACGCGGGAAATGATTTTCAAGACCAGCACCTTCGGGATTGTTGGCGCCGGCAGCGTGCCGGACCTGGGCGGACGCCAGGGCGAATTAATCGTCATCAATGAGCAGGACAAAATTCCTGCTAAAGCGCGGGCCGAAGCGCCGCCCGGTTTGCTTGTGCTGGTCCGGAGCAAACTCTTTCGGCGCACCCGCAAAATCATCCGCAACTCGACTCCCACGCTCGAGCAAGCTGATACCTGGGGCGGGTTTGTAGCGGGCTCGCAATTGTATGGCTACCTGCCATGTCCGAAATGCGGCGGTTATCAGCCGCTCGCTTTCTTCAAGGAACCTGCGCAGCCCGATCAATGGATGCGGATTGATGAGGACGATCCGCTCCTCATCGGGCACGAAATAAAGCGCGCCAGCCGCCACGGCGTCAATCTCGCGGCGGACACGCAACGAAAAAATTATCGCGCGATCAAGCGAGCGAAGGACAAACGGGGCGGTTATCTGGTGCAAGGTATTGCCCAAACCGGCCGGATCTGGTGGCCGGCCGAGCTCCAGGACAAAAAATCGAAGCAATGGGACGTGGACGAAGTCGAGCGACAGGCGCGTTACGAGTGTGGTTTTTGCGGCGCGAAGATTGCGCAGGAAAAACTTAACTGGATGAACGCGCGCTATGCGCTGCGATCGCACCGGCCGCACGCTCCATACGACACAGAAAGTGCGCTCCTTTGGGCCGCTTATTCGCCAATGGATTTGGGATGGGGCGGCCTCGCTAAAAAATATCTCCTCTCGATCGGGAGCGTGACCAAGATGCACGACTGTTACAATTCCGATTGGGCGCGGCCGTTTGAACGGACACCAACGCGGATAACTCGCAAAACGATCGAATTGATTCAAGCCAGGACTCCGATCAAATACGAGCGCGCGAACCCACTGGATCCGGAGGATCCGTGCAAGCTTCCCATCCGTCCCTGCTTTATCACGATGAGCCGGGACGTTCAGCAGACCGAAATGTGGTGGGAAGTGTGGGCCTGGGCAGTTGATGCCAGCTCCTGGCTCCTGGCCTGGGGCTCATGCGCTTCCGATTCTGAGATTGTCGACATTTCCAACCGGGTTTGGACTTACGATTTTGGAGATGGTTCGCCGCTCGAGCTCCACACCACTTGGAAAGGCGTCACCGACTCAGGCTACAAAGCGAAGCGGCCCGCCGGCGTTTACCGCTTCGTCCACGAGCAAGGCGGCCGGTGGATCGCCGCGCGCGGCGGACATCTGCAAGCGGGAAAAGAAAAACCGATTCACGAAACGTCGATCGAATTCAATTACGACGGGGCCCAGGTCTCCATCCCTTACTGCCACTTCAACGATGATCAGATGAAAGATCATCTCTACCGGTTCGTCATCAAGGAGCGCCAGCACGCGCGCTATCTCCCGCAAAAGCTGGACGATTTATTTATTGACCAGGTCACGAGCGAACACCTGACGGCGATCAAAATGCCCGATGGCCGGACCGCGCACGAATGGCGCGTGGGAGTCGATCCGCACCTGGGCGATTGCTGGAAAATGAACGAGATCTTTCATTTCATTTTCTCGCGCGAACTGCTACAAGCGATGCGCGCGCGCCAGGACGCCATCCGTAAAAAATGAAAAGGTTATTCACTAATCACGAGCTCGCAGCATTGAAGAAACTGGCCCGAGTTTCGCGATTCCTATCTTGGCGTTTCGAGGTCTTTAGGTTTCGGCGCGACATGCGGCGGATGAAAAGAATCCTGGATTTTCACAAGTGCGGTTCGGCAGCGTCTCAGCGATACCGCGCGCCATGAAAAAAATTTACGTCACGCACGGGGAGCTTGCAGCGCTGCAGGAATTAAACGGAGCATGGGATGGTATTTCTACCGTCGAAGGATTACACCGCTACTTTGCGATCCTCGGCCCTTATCGCACGCAAACGATAATCGATGCCGCGTGCGCGCACGAGCAGGTCAACGTTTTTGTTTTCCCTTCGCCTTTTGCGCCATGGCCATTGCAGCTTTCGTTTGAAAAGGAACGAGCGGGTTAGCGATCGCTCGCGCCCGCCCGCCCTCGTTGGAACACAACGTCGATGGCTAAGTCAAACGTAGCACCTTTGACATAGCGAAGGGGAACGTGATCCCCGAAGGCTTTGTTGCGGCGCTAATTCTATATGCCGACGCCGGCCAGGCCGGCGCGGATGAGATTAGGGCGCAATTCAGCGCGCTCTATGACTTGATGAAGGCCGGCAACGGCAAAACGCTTGTCAGCTCGGCGATCAACGGAAAGAACTTCGGCTTCTCGGTTTCGATGTCGGTGGAAGAAGCTTTTTCCTCTTACGCCGCGGCCTTAAAGGAAATTGACGGGACGATCGTGCCCATCACTTACGGCGGGTTTTACGGACTCACCAGATGAGCAGCACGATCTCGGGTCCAAGCGCCAGCGGCGAATCCATTTGGGGCTATGATGGCGCGCAAATTAGCAGCGCGCGCACGGCGTTTTTCTTTTTCCCATGGAATAGCCGGCGCGAGTTTGCCGCTTACACTCGCAAAGAACTGGTCCGCAAAGTCCGCGCCCTGGACGCCAACCTTTCTTTGTTCGGCCGCATTGCCCGCAAAATTTCCGAGCACTCAGTTGGCAAAGGAATTTTTCCGAGGCCGATCACCAAGGACAAGGACTGGAATGACGCAAACCGGAAACGGTTCATGGACAAGGTGTCCAAGCCTGCCAATTACTCGATCGATCGGTCCCGCGATTTGTGGGAGGACCAGCGGATCGCGGCCGAAACGCTGGTCAGCGACGGCGAATTTTTCGAAGCGTTTTGTTTCAAGGACAAGATCAACCTGGTTCAGCCGCTCGACGTGTTCGAGATCGAGAATCCGAAAGATACTTCGCCTAACGACCGCTGGTTCGACGGGATCCAGACAGACGAGTTTGAAGCGCCCACTAATTTTGGGGTGCGGACCTTGCCTTTTGCTCTGACCTCGCGCGGATCGGGCGCGACCGGTCCGCAGAGCCAAGCCAAGATCGTGCCGGCAGAGTCGATGGTTCATATCTTCCGCCGCCGGCGCGCCAAGCAGCCGCGCGGGTTCACCTGGTTCTACTCCGGAATCAATGACGGGATCGATTGCCTCGATTTGAAGGCACTCGAGAAAGGCACAGCCAAGCTGCACAGCGCGCTGGCCATCTCGGTAAAGAAAAAAAAGGGCGACGCGGCCAGGCAGGGAATTTCCGGAGACCTGCAAAAAATGTTGATGCCGGATGGCTCGACCAAGGTCGAAGAAAATTTCTGGCGCGGCGCCGCGATCAGTTACTTGGGCGAGGACGAAGGCATCGAGCTGCACACGTCGAACCGGGCGAGTCCCGCGTTCATCGCCTGGATGGAATTTCTGTATCGGGAGATCGCGAACTCGACCGACCTGCCGGTGGAAACGGTTATCGATTTTTCAAAACTCAACGGATCCAACACGCGCGCGATCCTGGAAGCGGCCCAATGGGTGTTCGATCTTGTCCAAGACACGATCGTGCAGCGGCAGAGCCAGCCGTTCTATGTCTGGGACACTGCGCTGGCGATGCAGCGGGGCGAGCTCCCGATGTGCAAGGATCCGTTTTGGTGGGCCTGCGCCTGGCGCGGCCCGGCGAAACTCACGGTCGATATGGGACGCACGGCGCAAGCCGCGGTGCTCCTCATGAAAAATTGCGGCCTCTCCCATGTCCGTTACTACGAGGAGCGGGCGCTGGATGCCTACGAGGAAGCGGGCGAGGAAATTGAATTTCTCGGATGGCTCAAAAAGGAATGCGCGAAGAACGATCTGGACTTCAATCTGCTGCTTGAACCTACGCCGGGCGCCGCGCCAAAGGCCGGCAACGATCCGGACCAGGGCGAGATCGAAGGAAAATCTGAGAGCTCGATTATCAATTTGAACGTGGACGCAAAAGCGCCAGGAAAACGCTCGTTCCGATTCAACCGGGCCGATGGCTCAGTCATGCGCGGCGAGATCATTGACTCGGAGTAAAGCTTTCAAATGGCATCAGCTTTTTGTAACGCGGGAAAAAAAGCGCTTTTCGATAACGTCTCGGCCCACACCTGGAAGGCTGCGCTCTATACGTCGGCCGCCAGTCTTGATGCCACGACCGCCGCTTACTCCGCCACGAACGAGCTGGCTTCTTCCGGCGGATACACTGCCGGCGGCCTCACGTTAAGCGGCGTAGCGACCGGCTCTGACGCAGGCGGCGCGTGGATCACTTTTGCCAATGCCACCTGGGCCAGCGCCACTTTCACCGGCGCGCGTTACATGCTCATTTACGATTCGAGCGATGCCAATCGCGCTTACGCTGTGATTGATTTCGGCTCCGATAAAGCGGGCCAGGGCGGCAATTTCACTTACGTGATGCCGGCCACTGGCTCGAGCACGGCGATCATTCGGTTGTAGGCATGGCCGGGCAATACGTCGAAGTTCAACCGGACAGCACCGGCAAAAAAATCGAGGCGACCAACACGCCTTCGGACACGGACAGTGTTTTTCGCCAGACGGTGCAACTTCCGGAATCGCGCGACCTCCGCATGGCTGACACGGACGCCATGATTTTAGAAGAGCTGCGCGAGATGCGCCGCGTTCTCTGTGAAGCATTCAAAATCAATTACGAAATAATCTCGGACTGAAGGAAAAAAATTTATGCAATCTGAAGCACTCGTCGGTCCGCAAATTTTAGCGGATGGAAATATCGCGCGGCTGCGCCAAAGCAAAGGAGGCGAGCTCATCGTCAGCGAGCTGCACGGAAAATTTTTCGAGCAGAATTATCGCGGAAATCTATTTCACGCCACCGTTGGCACTGCCGGTGTCGCTCTCGCGGTTGCTGGCACGACGGCGGGCATCGCGCTGGCCAACCCGGCCGGTTCAGGCAGACTCGTCAGTCTTGTCCGCGTCACTTTCGGACTGGTATCCGGCACATTGGTCGTTGGCACCATCATGCACGGCGTAAATACCAATTTAATTGCCGCCCCAGTTACCGGCACGGCGCTGGTTCCAATTCCAGGCCGAATTGGCTCAGGCTTTCAGCCCTCCGCTAAAGCATTCGTCACCGCGACGCTTCCAGTCGCGCAAACTCCGCTCCGGCCGTTTGCAAATAAAGCGGCCACGCCGCCATTTGGTCTCTATTCCGAAGATGTCGACGGACAAATGATTCTCGAACAAGGCGCCACATGGAGCTTGTTCGTCGTCGGAGCCGATACCACTCCGCTCGAAATCGTCGGCGTGACCTGGGAAGAAGTGGCGTTCTAAAATTTCCGGATCTGGGGCTTCTAGCCAATGCTCACGCTCCTTTTTAATCAGGGAGCAGATGTTACGGTCTCCGCCGCCGGCGTTGGAGCCAATGCGGCCATCGGCATAGGGCAGATCGACGTTACTTTCGCGCTCACTGGCGTTGCTGAGAATGCCGCCATCGGCGCGGGGCAGATCGACGTTACTTTCGCGCTCGCTGGTGTTGGCGCCAACGCAGCCATCGGCGCAGGCACGGTCGCCGTTACTTTTGCTCTGGCCGGCGTTGCGGCGAACGCATCCATCGGCTCCGGCAAGATCGACGTTACTTTCGCTCTCACAGGAATTGCGGCCAATGCGGCGATCGGAACTGGTTCGTTCGTCATCGATGTATATTTCGCGCTCGCCGGTGTCGGCGCTTCATCCGCGGTCGGGACCGGATCAGTTGCCATCGATTTCGCGGCCGCTGGCGTGTCCGCGTCCGCGGCAGTCGGCGCCGGATCGTTCGACGTTGCTTTCGCCCTAGTCGGCATAGTGGCCAACGCCGCGATCGGGACGGGCGCACTCCAAGGCGCCGTCGATGTGGTTCACGGTTGCACGCTGGCGCCCGCTACGGTCGTGCTGGGCGCGGTCCAGTCCCGGCGCAGAAAAGATAGCGGCGTCGCAGCCAATCCTGGAACCGGGACCGGCCGGATCGTTATCGATGTTGCATTTTCTTCTCCCGGCGTCGCGGCCAATGCGGCGATCGGTCAAGGCCGGGTAATTTGCGATGCCGTTTTTTCAGCGCGCAGCTGCAGCGCGCGGGCGGCGGCCGGAAACGGCCGGATAATTTGCGATGTCGTCATCCGCCAGCCGAGGATCACAGAAGCAAACCCGAAAATCGGCCGCGGCACAATTATCTCGATTGTCGATCTTACGGACGACGAAATCTGCGCTCTCCTGGCCATGGCTGCTTGAATTGGGTTTGACTCCTGCTCCTTGGAAGGGGGGGGCAGCAGAAATTCTTTTATGACAATCGAGGAAGCCACCGAGCAGGATTTGAAGCGGCTTCTCGCGCGCCGTGAAAAAAAAGAGCTAGCTGACATTCAGCAGAAACTCCCGCTGCAATCGCTCCATGACGCCGAGGAGAGGATGAAAGAAACAACATTCGCCCTGGACCGGGCGCTCACAATTTTGACCGACACTTATCTGAGTTATGACGAGGATGAGGATGTCGATTTTGAAACCCGCCTTAATCACACCCGCTCGCTGGAAAACATCGAGCACAATTACGACGTGTTGGCAAAAATTTGGGAGTGCCAGTGCAAACGCGTGGCCTACGAAATTAAAGATGCCACGAAATAAACGCGCATTGACAGGGCGCAAGAGTGCGTGCGCACCTGGTATGAATTCAAAGCCTCCGATGACGGGAAAAAAGAAACGCAGCTCTACCTATACAACGAAATTGGCGGGTTTGGGAAAAACGCCTCCGACTTCGTTAGAGACCTTCAAACGGTCCCCCAAGATAACCGAGTGGTTCTCCGGATCCACTCGCCCGGCGGCGACGTCTTAGACGGTCACGCCATTTTCAACGCGCTCCGGGCGCACCCGGGCGGCTTGACCACTCAAATCGATGGCCTGGCTGCTTCCATGGCCAGCGTGGTTGCCCTCGCAGGCGACCCAGTCCGGATGGCCGGCAACGGGCTCATGATGATTCACAACGTGAGCGCCGGGATGCACGGCGACTCCGAGGACCTGCGGCAAATGGCCGACGTCATGGACAAAATCCAGGAGACGATCAAAGCCATCTACTCGGCCAAGACCGGGTTATCAAAGAAAAAAATTCAGGAAATGATGGACGCGGAAACCTGGATGACCGCCAAGGAAGCGGTCGATCTCGGATTTGCCGACGAAATCACGGGCGACCTGAAAATGGCCGCCAAGTTTGATCTATCGAAATTCAAAAACCCGCCCGCTTTGTTGACACCGGCCGCGGCAGCAATGGATCCAAACGAATTGCCGAGCAAAGAGGAAAGCAAAAAGATTTTCCGAAAAGTCGCCGCATTTTTTGTCAGCAACGAGCTCGAAGCTGCGAACAAAAGAATTATCGAGCTGGAAGGCGTGATCGCCAAGAACGATGAGGCCACGGAGGAGCTAGTCACTGCGCACACCACCGCGAGCTTCGCCAAAGATGAAGAGATCAAGACGCTGACCCAAAACGCGACCGATGCCAAAGCGATGGCAGACGCCGCGACAGCAGATTTTGAAAACAAGGTCAGCGCCGAAGTGGTGAAACGCTGCGCCGCCATCGGGATCACCGAACCGATCAAGCGCGATCCCGCCGTCAACACCGACGAAGACCTCCAGACCGTGCGTGAGCAAATGCTGGCCTGCGAGGACCCGAAAGAAAAAGCCGCGCTCGCCCGCAAAGCCCGCGCGCTGCGCTCCAAGGCCCGCGCCTAACAAAAACTTTTCCCCATGAACGTCATCGACAGCGAAACGCCAGCGAAACAGTTGGAAGCCATCCGCGAAAAAATCGCGAAGTGCACCGACCCGAAAGAAAAAACCGATCTCGGACGCGAAGCCCGCAAGATCCGCTCAGAGCAAGCGAAGCGGCATTGACACTCTCCCCAAAACAAAAACCCAACGAACAAGAAAATAACCGACCATGTCCTTAACACTCTCCGCCACTGAAATTCTCGTCGACGTCCTGGACGCCTTCAAAAAGCAGTTCCCGATGCTGACATTTTTCTCGACCGATTTCAGCTCGGCCGCCGCCGTCTTGAACCAACAAGTGCTAGCCCGCATTGCGCAGTTGCCGACCGTCCAGAGCTACGACGCGGCTGCAGGTTACGATCTCAACTGGGCCGACTCCAAAAGCTTGCTGGTCGATGTCCCTGTAACTCTCAATCAACATAAGCACGTGCCAGTCAAGATCCTCTACCTGGACCGGATCGCGGCCAAGATCGACCTTTACGACACGTCGATTGCCAACATCGGCTTTGTCCTGGGGAAAAGCGTCATTGATTACGCCCTGGGTCTGTGCACACCGACCAATTTCAGCGGCTCGACCGTCGCGACGATCGCGAACACGAACCGCGACACGTTAAGCACGATCACGCTCAACATGAACGCCAACGGCGCGCGCGCCGGCGGCCGTTATGGCATCGTTAGCTCACTCTTCTTTAACTCGCTCGACAGCGATATCCGTATCGCGAGCGGCGATTACCATGGCCAGATGAAAGACGGTGCGCCTTACGGGCACCTGCACAACATCGCCGGTTTCGAGAACATCATCGAATATCCCGACACGCCCTCAGGCAGCAATCAGACAGCTTTCTTTGGCGACAAGCGCGCCGCGGCGGTTGTGACTCGCCTGCCTTCCGACATTCAGAACGTGGCCGACATTTTAGGCATCCCCTCGATCGCGGGCTTCGAAGTGGTCGAAGATCAAACCAGTGGCTTAAGTTTGTTAGGCATCAAGTGGATGAAGCAAGGCACCTTCGACGCAATCGTCACCGCAACCTTGCTTTACGGAGCAGTCGCAGGAAACCAGGGCGGATCCGCCGGCGTCATCACGGACAAGGCAGGCTGGGTCGTCAAGACCGCGTAAGCCAACTCATCTGGAGAAACGATGTTCGTTATCGGATATAAAACGCCGAACCTAAAGGAGACCGGAACGCTCCTTTACCATGGCGACGATGCCGATGCCGCGAACAAAGCGCACCTGGACAACGCCGATAAATTCCCGCGCATCGCCAAGTCTCTAGCTGGAATCGAAGCCTTTTTTCTGACGGTCCAGCATTTCGATCCGGAGCATCCGGTAGCGAAGGCCGAGACCGAAGCAGCCAAAAAAGCGGAGGCTTCGACGGTCAAGAAAGAGGAAGCGGCCGAGCAAAAAACTTTATCGCACTTGTCCGAAGAGGAACACAAACCAAAAAAATCTAAGAAATGAAAACGCGCGCCACAATTTTAATTGCAACGGTCTGCCTGCTCGCCTTGAGCGCGAGCGCGACCACGATCAACATCAAAGACAACGAGTCCGGCTACATGCTCGGCACGACGGCGCTCCAGGCGCTCGGCGTTCTCGGCGGCGGTCCTACCGGCGCGCCGGTCACGCAGCAAGCCGCTGGCACCGATCCTTACACCGTCTTGTTGAATTTTGGGTTTGTCGCTTCTGGCGGAATCAATTATTTCCCGCAGCACGCCACGGTTTCCCTTAGCGCCGCACAGATTAACGGCATGGCCGCAGCGCCTGTCCAGCTCGTAGCCGCTCCCGGCGCGGGCAAGACGCTCGTTGTGGACAAAGTGGCTATCCGGCTCACGCGTTCAGCTACGGCCTTTGCCTCTGGCGGAGTTGGAATCGTGCAATATGGCCCCACGGTGACTGGCGGCGGTATTCAAGCGCTCGATTCCACGATCGCCGCAACATTTTTTACTGGAGCAGCCGGCGCGAGCGAGACCGTCCGAAACGGCGCTGTGATGTCGGACACAGGAACGACGCTGCAAAACCTGGGCCTCTTTATTTCGAACCAAACCGGCGCGTTCACGACCGGCACCGGCACGGCCACGGTCGACGTTTGGTATCGCCTGTTCTAAAAGAAACTTTTTGTTTAACTGAACCATGAGCCGACCAGCCCCAGTTTTTCGGAACTGGGGCTTGGTTTTTGTAATACACCTTTCAAAATGAAAAAACTTCTTCTCACCCTTCTCCTGGCCACTGCTTGCTTGCCGGTCCGCGCCGATAACTTGTTCGACGCCAGCGGGACGATCACGACCGGAGCCGCTTCGCAGATCCTGCTGCCATTTAATTTCGGACCGCCGAGAAAGTTTTTCTATTTCCAAAACGATTCGGCCCACATCATGTGGTTGCAGTTCGGAACGACCGGCGCGGGCACGACCGTCACGATCAGCACCGCTACGCCGGCGCTTGTCTCCTGGACAGCGCATGGATTTGCCGCCGGCCAGCCAGTTCAATTTGGCGGCGCCGGAGCCACGCTCCCGGCCCCGCTCGTGGCAGGCCAGACTTATTACGTGATCGCGGCGGGGCTAGTGACAAACGCTTTTGAAATTTCCGCTACGGTTGGCGGGGCAGCCATTAACACGACGACGGCCAGCGCCGGCACTCTCTTAGGTTGGGGCTTGTCCGCGACTCAGGCGCAGCCCGCGGTCCAGGTCCCGATCAGCGGCGGCAT